TACATATAATCAGTTTCATGACCCACAGGGTAGTCCTCGTATATTTATTGGGGGTACTGGAGACACAAGCAATTACTATGATAATACGAATCACTACTTCCGGACAGCGGGACAAGTAACGCATACCACGATTAATAGTAGTGGCGTGACTTCACCTAACTTTATTCTGTCATCTGATCGAAGATTAAAGAGTAATATTACAATTGTACATAATGCGCTAGACAAACTTGCGACTCTTAGTGGATATGAATACACCATGAAGAACAGCCCAACAAGAGAGTACGGGGTGATGGCGGATGAAGTAGAAAAAGTTTTACCTAACGCTGTGCTGACTGATGATGCAGGATTTCTTTCAGTTGCATATGATCGATTGATTCCATTACTGGTTAATGCCATCAATGAACTACGAGCAGAAGTACGGGAGCTAAAAAATGGCAACTAAAGATTTTCTGAATCTCATAGTCGCTACAGGATTGTCTGCGGCTTCGGCAAGTATGAATTTTCAAAATTCCATGCCCAGCAGCCCTCTTCCCGCTGGGCGTAGTATGCGAAATTATTCAATCAATAGCCTAACAAATAATAGTCAAAGCTTTAATGTCAATACTCCTATCCGTAACTATACTAATATTAAATGGCACATAAATACGGTGGTGGACGTTACTCCAAATCAAATTAATGATCTACTACCAAAATCATCATCTATTACTATTAGCAACGTATTGAAAGGGGACGGTTCTGCTAATGCGGGAAATGTGGGAATGACTAACCCAATCTACACATACAGTGCGTTTGGGGTTACTGCATCATGTGCAATTGAATCATTCCGAACCGTTTCAGATTATACTGGTGCGTCTAATGTGAATGCGTATGATACCTTTACTATCACAGTTAGACATAAAACTGATGATAGCGCGTTTAATGATATCCAAGATATTCTAGTCGATGATGTAAAAATTAGACCAATCTTCTCTGGACAAGGTGGACCTTTCTCTCAGCCTGCACCCCCGGTATCACTTAATTCAACATACCCCGCACCGGGAGATAATCAATTTGTATTGTTTACGGTTGCCTTATCGGGATGGATTGCTGCGGACTTAGACTATGAAGTTCAATGGAGTATTGATAATTTTGTTAACACCGTCAGTGGAGATAACACGGGAACCGTATATTTCGTTGGACCTTTTGCCGCAGGAAATTCTGGTCTTTCGATTGATATGTATGCTCGTGCACGAGTTATTAACCCGTATATTAGTCCGTGGTCTACCTCAGTTTCACTTAATTGGACCGATCCTCGTCCACCGTGATCGATATTATTGCACCCGTGTTGGACTATTACTAACATTCTCGTAATTATTCAGATGTTAGACATTAAATAGTGCCTAATTCAGCGTTGGATGCTGAATTAGGCACTATTTATATTAGTATCTTTCTTTTCACCGGTGAAATGTGTGGACTTACTATCAGAATCAAACAGACTTGCGGCAGACTTAGCAATAAATCTTAAAAAAGTTTTATTTGAAGAAGCTAAAGTTTCCGATAAGAATAAAATTATTGTAGCGTACTCCGGTGAATTTCAACCATTTCACGCAAGTCATTATGAAGTATATGAAAAGTTAGTAGATAAATTTGGTAAAGACAATGTTTTTATTGTTACTGGCGAATCTGATGACGATGAACCAGATGCTCCGCTTAACTTTGTTGATAAAAAACAAATAGTAACAGAATTATTTGATATTGCAGAAGATCACGTTGAACAAGTTGATAACCCATATATTCCAAAAGAATTATTAGAAAAATTTAATCCATCATCAACATCTTTTATAACTGTAGTAGATGGTGATGCTGCACGACAACTTGAAAAAAGTGAATACTTTGAACGATATGCAGATGATATTAAATTAAAAACGTATAAACAAGCAGGATACTTTTTAGAACAAACCGTACTATCTACAAAAATAGGCAATCAATCATTAAGTGACCCACAACTTGTACAAGTATTAGGGTCTGAATCCACAAAAGAAGAAACCAAGAATAAAATTCTCAATCAAATATTTCCAAAACAAAACACAAAAATTTTTGATTTGTTAAAGAATAAAACAAAAAAAGTAGCATCTTCGTTAAATTCATATGATAGTAAAGCATCTGGTAATGTTAACGGCGGTTCTGACTTTAAGAAAACAGATGCATCCGGATCGGACAATAAATCACCTAAAGTTTCAGGTGGTAAGAATAAGCCTGTTATGCAACGAACTATTAGAAATCCAGATTCAGGCAAAGAAATTAAAATTCAATCTGCATTAAAATATCCGCGTTGGAAGCCAGTATATAAAATGGCAAACCAAGTGTTAAAAGCCGCCGGCATTGACCGTAAAGACCGTGTAAAGGAACCAGAAGTTAATACACGATACAAAGCTCGCGCTAAGAAAACAAATGAAGATTTAGTACAAGAATTAACTAATCAAATTATTAGTGAATTAATACAAAACGAAAATGGTTCTTCTTTAAAATTACATATTGATGGATACGGTAACATAAATTTTAAATTGCCTGTCACGTTAAACGAGGGTGGTGCCGCTGGACATCTAGCACATCCATATGATGATGGGGATTTAACGTTTGACGATCTTAATGAAATGGTACGTCGTGGACTATCAACTGGACTGGATTCAGAAGCACCGGTAACAGAAAAGTTAGACGGACAAAACATTCAATTTTCATATAAGAATGGTAAGGTAGTTTTTGCAAGAAATACCGGACATACCAAAAACAGTGGCGCAACTGCATTAGATGTAGATGGGATAAAAGACAAATTTGCCGGCCGTGGAGATTTAGAAGCTGGATTTGGTAATGCTGCTGATGACTTAAGTGCCGCTGTTAATGCTCTTTCGCTTGAACAACGTGCTTCAATGTTCAAGGATGGTAGTAAATGGGTAAATCTTGAAATTATTAATCCGAAAACACAAAACGTTATTCCATACGATAAAAACGTATTAGTATTTCACAACACAGTAGAATACGATAAAGATGGAACTGTTATAGATTTAGGACAGGCCGAAGGCGGTGAACTTGCTAGATCCATGCAAAAAGTAGGAGCCGCCAAGCAAAAAACTTATGGAATTCAGGGTCCGCAAAACATTGCATTTTCTGATCATCTTGATGATACGTACAAATCAAGACAATTAAAATATATACAAGAACTTGATGAAGTACGTAAGGCCTCTGGACTTTCAGGTAAATCAAAGTTATCAGATTACTTTAAAAAAGAATGGTCTGATAAAATCGATATTGAACTAAAACAACTTGGCGTTAAGTTGCCGCCGGATGTCAAATCAGGTCTTATTAATAGATGGGCAATGTATGATAAATCTTTTGGTGCTGTTAGATTTAAAAAAGAATATCCACAATTAGCAAAATGGTTTGCTGGTGTTGATGGTAGTGCTGGTAACATTAATAAAGATATTCGTAAGCCTATTGAAATGACGTTTCTTAAAGTTGGTGCAGACAGTCTTGCTCGTATGAGTAACTTTATGTCAGCAAACAATCCTATTATAGGCGACGCATTAAAGAAAGAAGTTTTAGACGTTATTACTAGATTAAAAGCTGATCCATCAAAAGCATCTGAATTGTTAAATAGAGAATTAGAACGTCTTGAAAAAATTGGATTTGATAAAATCACACCAACCGAAGGTGTTGTATTTATTTACAACGGTAAGCCTTATAAGTTTACTGGTACATTTGCTCCAATCAATCAACTTATGGGCGTGTTTAAGTTTGATAAAGGTGTTAATAAAGAAGAAAAGAAAGATACGGTTAATACGCAAAATACAAAACCTATTGTAGTATACCCAGGTAGATTCCAACCATTTCACGTTGGTCATTATTCCGTGTATAAAAATTTAGTAGATAAATACGGTGAAGATAATGTATATATTGGTACTAGTGATAAAACTGATGATGATAAATCTCCGTTTGGATTTAATGACAAGAAATCTATTATTGAAAAAATGTTTAAAATTCCAGCAGATAAAATTGTAAATGTTAAAAATCCATATGCACCTGCAGAAATTCTTAGTAAGTATCCAGAAAACACATCATTTGTTACAGCAGTAAGTTCTAAGGATGCGGATCGATTAAATCGAGGCGGAAAATATTTTAAGCCTGTATCGGCCAATCAACCTATCACCGGTAATTATAAAGATGTAGGATATGTTGAGACTGTTCCAGAATTTAATTTAGATGTTAATGGAAAAAATATTTCAGGTACAACCGTACGAGATACGTTAGGCAATCCAAATACAACAGACACCGTAAAGAAAAATCTATTTGTTAAAATGTATGGTCATTTTGATCCTGATGTATTTAAATTAATTACATCAAAGTTATCTAAGTTAACATCAACAGCAAAACCTGTTAAAAAGTCTGTTAAAGCTATAGCTAAGAAAGCTGCGCCTGAACAGCCGGTAACTGGTAATAAAAATTCAGTATTAGACAAGAAAATTCGCAATCCAGAAACCGGTAATGATATCTTGGTTCGAACAGCATTAAAGTATGATAAGTCACACCCAGCTCGTAAAGCTGCAATGAAATTAGTCACTCAATCCCAAAGGTAAATATGTCTGAACATGAAACGCAACAAAAAATCTCTGCCTTACGCAAAACATTAGAACAAAAAGCCAATAAGTTTGATAGGCCTGTATTTGGATGGACGCCACCGACCGTAGAACGTAAAGAAGGAGAAGAATGGGTAGACGACGACGGTAAAGAATGGACTAAGAAAAATGGATTAATTCAATCTGTTAGTAAATTATCTATGTTTAAACGACCGTGGTTTTGTCCGCAATGTAGCAAAAGCATGTCGCATAGATTTGATGATAAATTTTATAACCGTACCGGCAAGTGTTATAATTGCAATATTGAAGACGATACCAAACTAGTGTTAAATGGCACATTTGAAGCTGTTCATACTAAACGAATTCGTGCAAACGAAATTAGTTGGTTAAAAGATCATATAATGGAATGTAAAGATTACATTAGAACTTTCAAAGTTCCACAAGTCCATTTTGAAAATGGTGGATGGGAAGAAATTGCAAAAGTAGAACATTTTAGTCAGTTATTTGATACAATTAATCAAGAAATTGAAACTTGTTCACAACGATTAAAATTTTTGGAAGAAGAACGTAAGTTAGAAGCAGAACAAGAACGTGAATCTATAACTAAATTAAGTAGAGAGGTTACAGATGAATCAGTTAAATAAATCTATTACAACAAATCTACGAACGTTGTTAAGTGGAGCAGTAATTATTATTGCGTGTGTTGTAGGACTTATATTTTTATATGATTTAAATCGTCCGGACAAACTTGTACAATATCAAAAAGAATTTAAAGCGTATCAAGACACAGTTGTGGTTCCTGTACTTCGTAGAAATGATAGTTTAGTTGTTATTGCTGATGCTGCGCTTGATTCAGCTAATAAAGTTAAAGTTATCACTGATTCACTTCGTCGTGAATCAAATAAAACTAGACAAGCATCAAACATTATAAACAGAAAAAACCAATTTTTATTAGATAGCTTAAAAAAACAACTACTTCCGCCAGAATGTGATTTGTGTTTACGTGTTGTAGATGGATTAAAAGTTGAAATTGATACATTAAAATCTACTATTGTAATACTACACACAACTGACTCATTATCTACTGTTGCAAAAAATCAAGCAATTTTTGCCGCCGGGGTTTTAGCAATGCAAGTAGATACTTTACGTAAAGTTATTGTAAATATACCAATCCCGCCAAAACGAGAATCGTTTTTTGGGTTGCATTTATCTAAAAAAGTTATATTTTATACAGGCGTGGTTGGTGGTGCGGCCGCGGCAGTGGTTATTCAAAATACTAGAGCAAAGTAATGACAGATTTTAAAGAGTTAATTCGTAAAGAATATCAAAAGTGTGCGTCAAATCCAATATACTTTATGAAAAAATATTGTTACATCCAACATCCTATCAGAGGACGATTGTTATTTGGATTGTACCCGTATCAAGAAGACGCATTAAATACGTTTCAACAAGAAAAATATACAATTGTATTAAAAGGCAGACAAATTGGATTGTCAACTGTTGTTGCGTGTTATGCATTATGGATGATGTTATTTTACAAAGATAAAAACGTACTTGTTATCGCAACAAAACAAGACACAGCAAAAAACCTAATTAATAAAGTACGATTTGCGTTTGAGAACTTGCCGCCGTGGTTACAAGTTGCGTGTATTGAAAAAAATAAACTTAGTTTAAGATTTAATAACGGTTCTCAAATCAAGGCTGCTTCTAGCGCAGGAGACTCAGCACGTTCCGAAGCATTATCATTATTGGTTCTTGACGAAGCCGCGTTTATTAAAAACGCTGAAGAGATCTGGACCGCCGCACAAGCTACATTATCTACAGGTGGAAAAGCCGTACTTATCAGTTGTGTAACCGAGGATACTACTGTATTTACCGACAAGGGCATACAAGAAATATCAGAGTTAGTTAATACGGCACATTGTTCCGATTATAACGTAGAACCTTATTTTGTTTCCGGCGTCGGCGGACAACGAAAAGGATTTCTTATGCATAACAATGGCGTATCAGAAACTAAAAAACTTATTACTAAAAGTTCTAATATAGAAGGTACGTTAAAACATAAAGTTTTATCATTAGTAGATAATAAATTTGGTTGGAATGAATTATCCAACATTGGTATAGATAATTGGATTGCTGTACAATCTGGCATGGAAAGTTGGGGAACATTTGAAACCATTCCATACGTTGCTGTTACATCAAATAAAATTAAACGTCCATTCACGAAAACTAAAATTGACGTAGATTTAGCGTATGTAATGGGTCTTTATATTGCAGAAGGTTCTGTTTATAAAAAATATAATAATAACAAATTTATTGGCGGTAGCATGACGTTGACATGCGGCGATAATATTAGTACGGCATTGCAAAATGCAAATTTATCATATTCTACATATGATAATTTACACTACATTATATCGTCTAAACAGTTTATTGAAGCATTAGAATCTATTGGGTTTGATTTATCAAGAAAAGCCAACGTTAAAGAAATTCCAAAAAATTTAATGCAAATGAATCGTATGAACATGATTTCAATGTTGCAAGGTTTATTTGACGGCGATGGATGTGCGACAAAACGAGGTACTATATCATATACATCGACTTCGTATAAGTTAACACATCAAATTAGAATGATTTTATTAAATCTAGGGATTAAATCTTCGTATGTGTTACATACAAAAGATAAAATGAATTTGTATAATAATAAAAATGTTCATAATTATGACACTCACATATTAGAAATTACAGGTGTACATGCTGTTAAATTTTTTGATACAGTTGGATTTAAGTTTGATAGAAAACAAATTCGTAAACAGTTTACAAAATCTTCAAACCGAAACTCATCTCATGATGTAATCCCAAATTCATTAGATTTGGTATTAGAATTGTGTAGGGCGAGTAGAAAGTCAATTTCAACATTAAATACAGAACACAATTTATTTTTAAATGGTATATGTAATACAAAAACTCCGTATAAAACAAAACATATTTCATCTAATACAGTTTGGACTTTGTATGATAATTACGCTCACTTATTGAATTCTGATGTACGTATCCAATGGCGATGGGCACTTTTACCGGATGTGTCATGGGAACAAGTAAAACATGTATCTTACGGTTCTAAACAAACTTATGATTTTTCTTTAATTGACGATCCATCTGATATGTGGAGCCACTCGGTTGTTTATAACGGAATAGTTGGCCACCAGACGCCAAACGGCATTGGTAATTTTTTCTACGAAAAATATATTGAAGCTGAAGAATACGCCGGCCGTGATACAAGTGAAGATGAACGTAAGGTAATGACGCCTATTAAATTAGACTGGAAAGTTCATCCAGAGCGTGATCAAAAGTGGCGTGATGAACAAGGTAGTTTACTGGGCGAACAAAAAGCCAGACAAGAATACGACGCAGAATTTTTAGGTTCTGGTAATACCGTTATTGACGGTGATTTAATTGAATTTCATAGAAAAGCTAATGTCAGAAAGCCTGACTTAATTTCAGGCCCGGGCGGAGACTTATGGATATGGGAACAACCTAATTATACAAAAACATATCTTGTGGTTGCTGACGTTGCTCGAGGTGAAGATTCCGAAAACGGAGATTATTCCGCATGTCACGTACTTGATGCAGAGTCATGTGCACAAGTCGCAGAATATAGGGGTCGTATTCCTACGACTGAGTACGGGCATTTGCTTATTGGACTTGCCACGCAATACAACGATGCTTTATTAGTGGTAGAGAACGGTAATATTGGATGGGCAACCATCCAAACCATTTTAAATCGCGGATATAAAAATTTATTTTATATGACTGAAGATTTAAAATATTTAGACGCCGCTGATATTCCAAGTAACAAAATTAATCGTATGGAAAGAAATGCTGTTGCTGGATTTACTACCTCTACAAGAACGCGACCATTAATTATTTCTAAGTTAGACGAGTATATGAGAACCAATGAAGTTATTATTCGATCCGAACGTACTATTAACGAATTATTAACGTTTGTATGGGAAAACGGCAAGGCACAAGCGTCTTCGCCGAAGTTTCACGATGATTTAATTATGAGTTTAGCTATTGGTTTATGGGTAAGAGATACTGCATTACAAATCCATCAAAAAAATACTGAATATACTCGTCTTTCTTTAGATAAAATGACTAAGGTTAGCAACTTTGATGGTATTTATACAGGTGGCAAGAAACAATTAAACGCAAATCACGTATGGTCCCGTCACACTCATACGTCTAACGAAGCACAACCGCCAATTCAACCAATCGGCGGCGATCCATATCAAACGCCATTAGGCGACGGAACATTACACGATCTAAGATGGCTGCTTTAAATAATTTACTTAATCACTTACGTAGTAGAGGCGTAGATCCAGAATCTACCGATGTAATAACAGACGAAGAATCTGGTATTGCTACGTTTCTATTATACAACTTATCAGGTCAGTTAGTTGGGTATCACCGGTATAACCCAAACGGTGATAAAAAAGGCAGAGGTGATACGTTAGAAGCCAAATATTTCACTTATGTTACTAAAGAAAGTGAGAAATCATCAAAAATAGCGGTATGGGGTATGCAGTACGTTGACATGAATTCTCCGTATATTTTTGTTGCAGAAGGTGTGTTTGATGCCGTAAAAATTAAAAACGCGGGACATCCGGTTATTGCTGTGTTAAGTAATAACCCAAAACCATTAAAACCATGGTTAAAATCATTATCAAAGAAAATTATTACAATACAAGACAATGACGATGCTGGTTCGGCATTAGCTAAATTTGGGGATATTACGATGAAAGTGCCGCACCCGTACAAAGATTTAGGTGATATGCCTCAATCTGAAGTTAATAGATTTATTGAATCAATTGTATCAAACGTTGTTCCTAAACAAGATACAAGATTATTTATATTTGACTTTGACGATACATTAGCAAGAACAAATTCTCGTGTAAAAATCACTAATCCAAAAACCGGCAGTAGATTTATTACACCTGCTGTATACGCGACATATAAGCCGGATCCTGACGATGTGTTTGATTATTCTGAGTTTAATCAATTAATTGATCCTCAAGAATTACCAATGTACGTAAAACGATTAAAATCTGCTATTAAAACCGGTGCCGACGTTGCTATTGTAACTGCAAGAGGCGCTGAATTACCAGTGGCACAGTTTTTACAACAAACTGGAATTACTAAAGGCGTAAAGATTGCTCCTGTAGGATCATCCGATCCAACTAAAAAAACAGATTATATAGAAACCAAATTAAAATCTAAACCCTATACCGACGTAATAATGTATGATGATGCTTTAAAAAATATCACTGCATTTAAATCGATGCAGAAAAAATATCCAAATATTTTGTTTCACGGACATCATGTTCCAATGCACCATGCAACACCTAGTAAAACCCGAGATACTCATAAGAATGAAATGGAAGAAATTCTAAACAAAAAAATAAAAAATCCCGAAACTGGAAATGATATTTTAGTTAAAACCGCATTAAACTACGATAAGTCTAGTAGGGTAAAAAAATTAGCAGTACAAATGGTGAAACAATGGATGAAGAAATAAGTGTTTATAACATATTATACATCCCATCTGATGTATAAGTTACTACTTATAGTAGAATACAATTTAAACGAGACTTATAATGATTAGTCAAAGTCAATCTAATCGGTTATTTAAAGCATTAAAACTTACTACCACACGGGTAGACCCGGAACAGTTTTATATGGGTATGAATGCTGAATTAGATCATTTAAATTTAACACAAGATGTTTTAAGGAAAGCCGCGTTAATAGTTCTTGTACATTTGAAAGAAGCACGTGATTACTATACACACTCGAACGCCGTAGAAGAATCAGATCGTATTAAAAATGATCCATGTTGGAAAGGATATAAAATGGTTGGCAATAAAGACAAAAATGGTCGTAGTGTTCCGAATTGTGTACCAGAATCCACTATGCCTTTAGTACGTCAACTTATGGACGAAGACAGTCCTTCAAAAGGTAAAAAGTGGAAAACCAACGGAGTGTCTCACGGTCAAAAAGGTGTAACTATTTCTCCAGGCACTAGCAGAGGTGATGCTTATTGTGCCAGAAGTGCGGGAATTAAAGGTGATTGGAAAAACGATCCTAACAGTCCAAATAACTTAAGTCGTAAGAAATGGAAGTGTAAGGGTACAAAATCAATGAAATAATGGAGTGTTATGGCAGAACAAGAGAATTTATTTAAAAGACTCCGCAAGCTTTTTTCCACCGGTGTCATTGTTAGACATGTTGGTGGAAAAAAACTTAAGGTTGCCGATACTGATTATGTCCAGTCTACGTTATCTAATAGTTACCGTGACAGATTTAGTCGTATTTATAGTTCGGCTGGTGCTGGACAAAGTTCACAGTATGGTATTAATATGTCGTATCATACTCAACGACTTATGTTGTTTAATGAATACGATTTAATGGATGCTGATCCAATTATCAACTCGGCACTCGACGTTTATGCAGATGAATGTACCCTGAAGGATGAATATGATGAAGTTGTTACTATTCAAACCGATGATGAAAACATCAAAGAAATTTTAGATAACTTATTTTACGACATATTAAATCTTGATTACAACTTATATCCGTGGATTAGAAATCTATGTAAATACGGTGATCAATTTTTATTTGTGGAAATTGCAGAAAAATACGGCGTTGTAAACGTCACGCCATTATCTGTGTATGATACTATTCGAGTCGAAGGCGACGATCCTAATAATCCAAGATATACGTTTTTTGAAACTATCGGATTGCACGGTAAAAAAGATAAATTTGAAGAATACGAAGTAATTCATTTTAGATTAATGAATGATGCAAACTGGCTTCCGTACGGTAAAGGTATGATTGAAGGCGCACGACGAGTATGGAAACAATTAACGTTAATGGAAGACGCAATGTTAATTCATAGAATCATGCGTGCGCCAGAAAAGCGTGTTATTAAGTTAGATATTGGTAATATTCCACCAGCAGAAATTGATACATACGTTCAACGTATTGCTGATAAGATGAAGAAAGTTCCGTTTGTTGATCCGCAAACCGGGGATTACAATCTTCGATTTAATATTATGAATATTCTTGAAGATTTTTATATTCCAGTCCGAGGCGGCGATTCAGGCACTGAGATTACCAACTTAAGCGGATTAGAATTTAATAGTATTGAAGATATTGAATATCTACGTAATCGTATGATGTCAGGTTTGAAAATTCCAAAAGCTTTCTTAGGCTATGACGAATCTATTAACGGTAAAGCTACACTTGCGGCAGAAGATGTACGATTTGCTCGTACCATTGAACGAATTCAACGTATTATTGTTGCTGAGTTAAAGAAGATTGCTATTATTCATTTGTATGCACAAGGATTTGCAGACGAAGAATTATTAAATTTTGATCTTAAGTTAACTATTCCGTCTACTATCTATGAACAAGAAAAGATAAATCTCTGGAAGGAAAAAGTTCAATTAGCAACAGACTTTCAAAATTTAAAAATGGTTGGGTCGCAATGGGTATACGAACATGTATTTAATTTCAGCGAACAAGAAATTGAAAAACAACGTGGTCAGATTGCAGAAGATGTTAAATTTGCGTTTAGATTATCTAAAATTGAAGCAGGTGAATCTGATCCTGAAAAATACGGATATCCTCAAGATCAACAACCTGTACAAGAAGCTGGTGGTGAAACCGGTGAAGCGCCTGATATGGGCGCTATGGGAATGGGCGAATCTACAATTGGTAGACCTAAAACTGGTCAAAAATACGGCCAAGATAGTCACCCAGCCGGCCGCGATCCATTAGGATTTAAAGAACGATATGCGGCAATTCAAAGTTCAGAGAAAAAACGTGAAAATCCACGTAAAAGCCCGTTATCAACCGAGGTATTAAACAGACTAGGTAAAAAACTAGGCTTATCTACCGGTAGTAAAGCAACAATGTTAATAGAAAATGACGATCTTGATGCAGGTACGTTTCTTGATCTGTCTAACATAGATAATGATATTGAGAGTTAAGTTATATACTTATTGGATGTGGGAAAAATATCAGATTAATACGTATCTGACACTCACGGGAGCGAGATAAATATGAGAGGAATTACGGTAACTAATAGTAAGTTCAAAAATACTGGAGTTCTTTTTGAGGTATTGGTGCGGCAAATCACATCAGATACTTTAGAAGGAAGACCTGATTCGTCGGCGTTACATATCCTAAAACGATATTTTAACTCTAACAGAGAATTAGGTAAAGAACTCCAGCTTTATCAAGCGTTTATGAACGCTCCAAAATTAAGCGAGAATCGAGCATTACAGTATTTTGATATGGTTATCAAACAACGTAAAGGCTTAGATGAACGTAAATTAACACTTGAAAAATATGATCTTATCAAAGAATTAAAACAACAATATGATGTAGACTTATTTTTGTCGTGTAAAATTCCAGCGTATAAGCTACACGCTTCAATCTATAAAACTTTTTTAACTGAAGCTAAACACAGTTCTGATACTATCTTAAATATTCAAGATGCTGCTTCTGCAAGATTTACGTTATTAGAACATTTAATTGGCACTAGTCGTAAGTCAGTTGTAAAAGAAGATAGTATGTTAATTGAAGAATTTAAGAACCAAACTGAAGATCTGCGATTGCTTACATATCGCATTATGATTGATCGATTTAACGAAAAATACGACGATTTAAACCAAAAACAAAAAGACTTATTACGCGAGTATATCAACGATGTTTCTGGTACAAACACACTAATAGAATACGTAAGTAAAGAAATTACTCAACTTCGATCCAGCATTACCAAGAAAAGCAATAGACTTGACGATAGAGTTATGCAAATTAAGGTAAATGAAGTTATTTCACAATTAGTAAAAATTGGTAATAATAAATCTATTAAAGATAACGAAATCACAGCATTAATGGTTGCATACGAAATTGATAAGGAGCTTACATATGAATAAAAATCTACTTAAGAGACTCATCCGTGAGCTTGTAGATGAAGAATTAAAAGAAGTCAGCACTTCTGACGGCGCGGGCCCGTATAATACACCATATGCATTTCGGGGTAATACTGCTGATGGCAAAGCAAAAGCTAAAAAAATTGCTGGCCAAGCAGGCATGGAACCTGTGAAAGGTCGAGAGGTTGGAAAGGCTGATGATGCAGGTCCGCAAGATAGTAAGCCTGTGAAGTTTGGTGAAGCAAGTGCCGGCGCCTTAAAGTCTCCAAAAAAAGAAAAAGTTGTTCAAGAACGTAAGAGACAGTAAGTATGAGTAAACAATTATTAGTTGAATATTTTCCGTTACAATACGATCAAAATCAAATTTTATCTGAAGCTGCAAATCCAAATGCAATGATTAAGGTAAAATGTATTTTACAACGTGCTAATGCCAAAAATCAAAATGGTAGAATTTATCCAAGAGAACTTCTTATGCGAGAAGCTCAAAAATACGAAACTGAATTTATCAAACAACGCCGAGCGTTAGGTGAATTAGATCACCCGGAATCTGTGGTGGTTAATTTACGTAATGTCAGTCATAATATTTCAGAAATGCATTGGGAAGGCGATGATCTTCTGGGCACACTTGAAGTATTATCCACGCCATCTGGTAATATTGTTAAAGAATTAATGAAAAATGGAATCAGACTTGGTATATCATCACGAGGTACTGGATCTATTAGTCAAGTTGGTACTGCGTCAGAAAACACAGTAGAAGTAGATGAAGACTTTAATCTTATTTGTTTTGATATTGTTAGTAATCCTTCTACACACGGTGCGTTCTTAAACGAAAACAAATCAACACAACAAGTTAACAAGTATGAACATTTAGATAGGTTAGTATACGACTTTCTTGCAGAGATTAAATCATGAAAATAAGATTATCCGAAGTTCGCCAAATGATTAACGCACAAATTAAATCTTCTATATTAGAATCATTTAAGCCTAGTGATATGCCTAGTGGAACATCGTGGCAGGTTATTGGAGAAGGATGGGCAGCAAAAAATCGTAACGGAGTAACGAATTATTGGTACGGTGCTGACACAACTAAAAATCAGCAAGCCGCTGATAGATTTAGAAATAATTCTACTAAATAACGAGAGCATTAATGGATATTAAGAATTATATGGAACCGCAACAAGCACAATCGCCACAACCAACAATGCGTAAAGAAAGTATGTTTGGTCAAGTTGTCGGTCAATACAATGAATACGGCAACACTTTACGTCAGTCGTTTTCTATGCGTGAACTCGCAGAAAAATTAATGGAAATTGCAGATTATGCAGAGTCTACATTAACCACTGAAACTGCTCCTAGTCAAGATGATTGGTATGACAAACATACCATTAGTCGTAACGTAAAAGAAATGAAGTCGTATGTAAAAGAATTTGGTAAGCTTGCCGAAGAATATGATACTATTCGAGGCCGCGCTACCGCATTATACGACGATATGGGTAGAGTGTTAGAAAGATATTTTGAAGTAACCGGTCAAGATGATGAAGATGTTTTAGATGATGATCCTGGATATGATACCGACGACGATCAAGTATCAGATTTAGTGCCTGGTAATATATCGAAAAGTCCTCAATCTCCAAGCAGAGATAGACAATCTATGGGTACTCGTAGAGAAAATGTAGTTCCAGAAACTAAGCCGGAACAACCTGTTGTTGATGAGAAAAACCAACGTCACGAACGTAATAAAAATATTCGTGAACGAATGTTACGTTTAGCTAGGCATAAGTTAACAGGTGAACAATTGGTTACATTTGATACGTTGCCTGAAGATATTCAACTTCGTGCAGCATGGCGCGTTATTAGGTGAGTGTAATGTCTGCCATTCAAAAAATAGATGAAATTCCAACAACACGTATTCGTATTTTACTTACGTTGGCATTAATCTCCGCAACGGTTTTAACATGGTTATTTCACGCATGTACATCTGTTACGGTAGCCGGTGCTTGTACTGGTTGGGAACCATCAGCAAACATGTTGATTTTTCTTGCATCGTTAGCCGGTGTAGACGTGGCGCAATATTTAAGTAAAGGTATTATGTCTAAAGTTACCACGCCCGTAACTAATCCTGATTATACCGCTCCTATAGAAACACAAAATTCAGAAGCAAGTACAGACGTTAGTGAATTAAACTCAAATAAAGGTTAGGTATTATATGGCAAGAAAAGATAAGCCAAAAGCAATAGGACTAGAAGTATATGTAAATACTTCAGGCGATCCAAGAAAAGATAAAGAAGCAGTGGAATTTGCGTTACGCGATTTTAAAAAGAAAATCAAAAAAAGTGGATTGATGCAGGAATTAAAAATGCGAGAAGCATATATGACTCCATCAAAATATAAAAAGTTTAAAAGCAATGAATCAATCAAGCAACGCATGCGCGATCAACGAAAAGCTGATTCGTCTAGAAATAATACCGATTGGTAAAAAATTTTATTAAAATTGAATGTTATAAACTTTTTATTACTATTTATTTGATGTAATCACAGAATACGTTTTCTATATAAAACGTGCGGATGATTATCGGTTACCCGATATGAGGGTTCTTAAATAACCCTTCCACGCATCTACAAGGATACACACTATTATGGCAAAAGATACATTACTAAGGGAAGCCATCGCCGACGCAAAAATGGTTAAGGAAGCTGCAATTGCAAATGCAATGCTTACTCTTAAAGAGAGTTTTAAGCCGCAACTTTCTTCCATGCTAGCAGCTAAGCTTCGCCACGAAGCAGAAGGCTATGGCGACGATGAAGATTCCGTAGACGAACAAAAGAAATTAGACTCATCTGACATTGGCGGCGGTGCCGTAACAGTAGACAGTCCAGGACCAAAGAAGCCTTCTGCTTCCGCGTCGTCCTCATCTGATATTGACAATCCAAAGCAAGAATACGAAACATTTGGTGAAGGCTTTGAAGGCTTTGACGGAATGGAAGATGACGATCAAGAAGAAGCTGATCCATTTGCACAAGCTGCTGCACCAGCTCCAGCAC